CTGTATCTAGATCCGGCTCGTCTGTTATTTCTTCTTCTGAATCTGGAGTTACAGGCGTATCTATGTCAGCATCTAAGTCTGCTGAATCATCAGCAGTAAACTCATCTGGGCTAATAGTTTCTTCGCCAGTGATTGGTGCCATTGCACCTTCTAAATCTGTTTTTGCTTGTTCTAGTGCTGTAACTAATGTTGAAATTGCTGTATTAGTTGCATCATAGTATGCTTGTGTTTGATTAATACCAAACTCTTGCTTCATCATCTGTGCGAGGTTAGGTAAATCTTTATATTGCATTTCTGCAACGTCTTCATACATTTTTTGGATTCTATCAACTACGTCTTGTGCCGCTAATGTTACTTGTGCTTCTTCAACATCTGCTTCATTAATTTGTTTAGCTTCGTAAGTTTTCTTTTTCTTACCAGCCATTAACTTAGAACCGCATGCTTCTTCCATGTCGTCCTCATCAGAGTCTGCAATATCTGCTGGAGCCATTGCTCCTGGAGCAATATGTCTTTGTTCTCCGGTGCCGCCTGCGTATGGATTCCTAGTATCAGCTGTGCCTTCTTGAACATATGCTTCTAATGCTTCTTTCATCATTAGTGCTTGTAAGTAAGCAGGATTATTCTGCGAAGTATGTCTGTTAATACTTGACTGCACTTCACTAACTAGAGCTGTTGTCTTAGTTAATAATGCCTGTGCTTGTTCTAATGAAAGGCCTGTAACATCAACCTTGCGATTGAAGTGACTTTCCATTAGTTTGCCAACCTGTTTTATTTTATTTTTTGCTAGTTCTTGCAGTTTCATGTTTGAATCCCTTTTGTTGATAGTATTTAGCCAATTCAATTGTGCCTTTTAACTTAATTTTAACTTGCCCTCTTTGAGCAACATCTTGAGTTAATCGCATTGCCATTAGCTCTTTTCTATCTTCGTCCTTAGTTGTCTTTATTATATGACTTTGTCTGTTAATATCAACGTCAAGACGTTGTATTCTCTTATCACCCCACATCAATTCAAATGCTTCTTCTATCCTACCTCGATTCTCTAGTATGCAATATGCTAGAGCATTGCGACTATTCGTAAACTCATGTACTAATATGTCATTACGAAATAAAGTAAAATATCCATCGCTTGTAGGAGAAATTTTGTAACGGTCGAATACGACAAAATCGTCATTGATTTTGACGATTATATTTGATGAAAGACTTTGTAAACTTTGTAAGGTTAGGTTACGTAACTTGTTATAACTTTTGTCTAAGGTAGTCATTCAGACTTACCAAACAAATTTAGTTAATAACCAACCAATGACACCTATCAACATTGTTACTGCGGTGCCTGCCCAAGTAATCAGCTGTGTGGAACGTCGACGATCAAGATGTACAATCATATCTTTGATTTCGCCAATTGAACCCTCTAAAGAGTTAACTTTTTCCTCAACTGTGTCTAATTTAGATTCCAACGCATCATACCTCTCAGCACATAACTCGACGTGGGCTTCTAAATTCTCTTTCTCAATATTCGTGGTACTCAACGTTTTTTCTCCAAAAGGATATTAAAACATTAAATGTCTGCTGAGCCTATGAGTAGCCTATATGTGCCTAAGTTATGTATCTTTAAATGCTTTGTAACTAGCAAGCTAGTTGTCTTATTATTATTTATCACAGTTGGCTAAATTACTCGAAAATACGTATTAGCGTGATCGCCTAAGGTGTTGATTGTATTATTAATTTTAGCTGTTTCAGTGAGATTATCAATGATGGGGATGTTATTAAAGTCTGAAATTAAACTGCCAATCGGTGAATCAGCGTTAGAATACGCATCCAATTGCTCACTATAAAAGTTAAACATCCATATTGTATAGGGAAATAAACTAGGCATATAATAGTTGCCAAATGTATGATCATCTATATGCACATCTTGTAATTGCACTGGTACACGTTCTATTGTTGGTTGTGATCGTAAAGATATTAATTGCTGAAATGTTTCGTAGTTGCGTTGTTGATTGCGTAGTATGACCTCTGCAGGTGTCTTGGGTCTGCGAGTAAATCCAGTAGCAGTGATATCTATTAACGTGTAACAACGAATCATTGTTTTAGAAGCTCCACTATAACTCTGAGCTTATCTATAGATTCTTTAACCATTGGATGTTTACTTAATTCTGTCCAATCCTGTTTGTACATCCAGTTTCTATAGTCTTTAAACTCTTCATCTACCTGTTCAACTAGTTCACGCTTGTGGTGTGGGTCATTGGCTTTACGTCTATATAACGTTGCACCATTATCAGGTGATTCGTATATCCAAGGTCCCTCAGTCTCAAACAATTCTTGTTGTTTCATATAGATATTTAACCCAATAAAAAACCCCACTTAAAAAAGTAGGGCTCTTTAATTTAGTACTATACTAATTCGATTTAGTTATCGAATGTAGCAACTAGTGCAATACCTGAAACTGCTTCAGCACCACCTGGTCCACCTTGAACCATAATATGGTTGCCGTCTGCAACGCCTTCAACTGCCGCAACTGTACCGAAGTAAGTTGTAGTGATTGAATCACATGCGTCTGATACTGTAATTGTACCTGTAGTGATTGCATAGATGTAAGTTTTTGGACCTACGCCTTGTGATTGTGAAACTGTTCCTTTACCTGCTAAAACTGCCATAATAATTTCTCCTTAGTTTGTGGGACATTGTTTCTTCCCTACACTTATTTAGTCCAATTTGGAACTATTTTAAGCACAGTTTATTTAATATACAAAGAATTTATCAGCCTGTCCAGCAACAATTTGACACTGTGATGGCACTGCCCAAGTCTCTGTAATGCCTTTTTGGATCATATCATTATTCACCATTGTCGTAGACATTACTGCAAAGACCGTACATGCAGTTTCGTTAGTAAAGTTGTCAATCATAGTTACAGGTTCTGGGTCACATTGTGGTTGCCCGTTTATCATAGCACAGGCAAATATTACGTATGCCCAATTAGCCATTAAGAATTTGTTGGAGTAACGTTGGTTGAACTCTGTAGTATCATGTAAAGATCAGAGTTTATAGGACGTCTAACTGTTTGTAATATACGATTGATCGCTTGTTTACGATCCATTTTTGAAATACGCTTATGCCAATCTTGTACTAATCTGCGTAACCACATTTGATCAGATGTTAATCCTTTGATACGTCTTTGTAAAAGCATCAACAGTTGATTAAAATCCGCTTCGTCTATTGTACCATCTGCTAGATCTCTAAGAATACGCTTTACTCTTAGTTCTGGAATTTGGACGTCCCAATCATTGAATAGTTTATCTGCATACTGTCTTTGTTGTATCACTAGAGTTAGAAAGTTGTATAGATCAGGCATTGATTGTCTAAACCCACTAAAGTTTTGTTGCTTAATTGTTTCTTTAGCGTACTTAACAGCTTTAGGTTTGTTGATGTAGTATAGCACTCTTAACATCATTAAATGATCAAATACCAATGCGGATAATGTTGCCACATCTGCACCCTTGACTTGATTAAGTCTACGATACATTCTTGATTCGATAATGTCTTTAATAAATTCCATTACACATTCTTTGCAAAGTTTGATTTTGAAAAACGTAGTCTATCAACATATTTAAGTCCACCAGCCACATAACCTTCATGGCCGCTTTCACCGTCTATTGATGCTGTTATGCCGCTACCTTGTTGATCTAACGATCTAACTATCTGTGTTTTAATAACAGCAATAGCTTTAAATATTTTAAATATCAAGTCAACAACCTTCATATTGTTGTTAACATATTGTTCTAGTCGTTGTGCCTTAGGAGCACTTACTTTAGTTGTTGCCCAGGCTAAAAAGTTTTCAGCCATGTTATCAAAGTTGCCTTCTCTAACTTTAAAGTTAGCATACTGTTTCATTAACGCCGGCAAGTTTGCCATTTGTATCTCACGCAAGTTGCTAGGTGAAAAGAAAGCATCGATAGCACCTTGGCTAGCCTTAACTGTTTTTTCAATTTGTTCTAACCTGTCTGTTGGTATATCTACCTTAGGCGTATCTTTCATTTTAGGTCCTACAAATAATACAGGGCCTGTTGGTAGTTGTTCTACATTGTAGAATGGTGTTCCTGCATCTTGTGGGCCAGTCAAACGTGTGTGTATAGCAACTCCTGCTTTACTAGTTCCAATCTGTTTACCTAATTCAGTGTCTGCATCAACTGAATATGTTACTGTATTTGGAGTAAACACATATTTGCTACCTTGCTTTCCTGGAGTACCAGTATACAATAAGTCACCTTTAAGATAACCTGTCATGCCTTTTGGTGTTTGTGCTTCTAACGGAGCCCATAATGATTTGTACATGTTAATTAATTCTGTACGATCACCACTACGCATGTTCATAACTTTTTCTAATTGCTCTGGACTTGTGGCTAGACCATTGTATCCTTTAGCAGTAAAGCCCGACTTGTCTGTTAATACAAAACGACCATCCTGATCACGCCCAAATATAATTGCTGGTTTGCCGTCCCATTTAATCGTAATGTCTTTAGCTGTGGCTGGTAGTTGTTTGAGTTGATTAACTGCACGCAATGCACCTTGGCCGCCTGCATCAAATATCATATCTTCTGGGTGTTCTATTCTGGCCGCTTCTGTGATAACTTGCATGCCAAGGTTAACTATTCTATCTCTTGTTCTAGCAATTAAACTAACTTCAGTTGCCTCAAATTGCAATCCATCCCTAGCAAAGTATTCTCTTGCATCACCTACTAGTTGTTCGTAGTCATTGTTTTTTCTTGCTTGTGCTATGATTGATTCTACACTTGCTAGGTCTTTGCGTGTTCCGCCTATTAGCAGTTTTGCAATTTCATCCGGGTCAGCTGATATAACTTTATTTGTTTCTCTTGACACTAGTCCAAACTTGTATGACCATTTCATGCCTCTTGCTTTGGCAATACTGGCTAGTAAAACAGCACGGTGTACACCTTTAAATTCTGAATCTGGTGAAGCATTTAACGCAAACTGTTGCCATTTAGGATCACCAAACATAAAGTCCACTTGTACGTATCCGTTCATTGGATCGCCGTTGATTGGACATTTATAGTGTACTGAATCCCCAGACTTAGCTAGATCAGTAACTTCTATGCCTTTTGATTTTAGTGTATTGTATAATTGGTCTTTAGTATGCTTACTAGCATCAACTGCCAGATCTAAATCACCCGATGTAGGTTTCTTGCCTGTTGATCCTAGCATATTATCTAATAGAGGTAAACCTGATATTCTTTCCAAGTATTGCACAGTAGGTTTAACATCAACAAGATTAATTCTTTGTGTTAGTGGATTACCATCCTCACCTTTGAATACATTCCCGCCTTCAAATAATTCCATTAGGCTTTTCCTTGTTGAGATAATAATTTGTTTAGTTTGTCAAAAGTTTCTTTATCTGTAACTGGATTAATCTCTGTTCCGCAAACAGTTAATTTATTGTTTGCTGTAGTTACTGTACAATCTTTTGCTGTTGGTACACCACCTGCTGACGCATCTGTTGTTGCTAATCCTAACTTACGTGAGCCGTCAATGATAGTTGAAAGTGCTTGTTTTAATAATATGTTGTCTCTAGGCTTTTGCCCAACTTTTGTCTTATACGCATCAATCGTCTGTTTAAAATCATTAGAAACACTTGATATACTATACTTCCCTAACAGAGTACTGTCTACCCAGGCAA